GTAAATACTTCAATAACAGGCGCTGCGGTTGCAGGATTAACGTCCCCAACCTACACGCTAACACCAGATATCCCGCCTTCCATTAATGGAAAGCAATGGCTGGTGTCTGCTCTTGGTGGTACCCAGACGGGCGTTAATGTTCACAGTATTAGTTATCCTTTTACTGTTGCCATTTTTCGTCCTCTGGTGCCTAAACAAGCACCCGTTGCTAACAAAGCGAGTGGGATCATCGCGAATAATCCGGTGAATTCCTACAAGATCATTGTTCGCAAGGGGATATCATTCAATGCATCTCCGCTCCAGCTGGGTACCGTTCTATGGTCATCGACCTTAAACGTTCCGGCTAACGCTGATGCTGTGGACGCTGTCGAAATCAAAGCCGCCATTTCTTTTGTAGGCGGTTTTCTTAATGGCAACGCACAGGCTATCGCGGACATGGTCCTTTCAGGAATTCTGTCCTAGATAACCTAGCTACTCTTTCGTTTTTCACTTGGAGTAATGAAATGAATGATATAAATGCAGACAAACAAAATGAACGTATACGCTCTTTTGACGAAATTGTCAAGCTTGAGCTCACGTCTCTACAAAAGAACATCAGGCCTTCCACTCGCCTTATGGCTGTGGATCGTCAGTTGGTCAGACTTCGAAAGAAGTATGTACTTTCTGATATTCCTGATCTCGAACCTGCTACTATTGCTGGCTTTTTGGCCAACAACCGAGCAGCAAATGCAGTCGAGCTTACTCTCACCGATAGTGAACTTTCTGACGCGCGAGGCTTTGTCCTACATGCGTTGGAGGGATACACCACCAGTGAGTATGGAGATATACAGTGTGCTTTAAATCTTGGTGGACTTCTTCGTAAGTGGAAATTCGGCCCAGGCGCCAGTAATGGCGTTTGTGGTACTCATTTCTACGATAAGATACGTCAACCAATGACATGCACATTGAGAGCTATGCCCTATGTACGCTTAATGCGGCGATTAGATTACCATCTCAACCGTTTCGATACGATTGAGGGATGTAATCTTACCTTAATAGAAGGCAGCAAGCTAACAACTGTACCAAAGAACGAGGAAACTCGTCGTACCATCAACATAGAGCCCTCCGGGAATATGGCACTGCAGCTTGCTGCCGGTGCCTATCTTGAAGGAGCCCTTCGTTATGTTGGGTTAGATATACGTGAGCAGCAACCTAGAAATAAGTTACTTGCCTACGTAGGCTCTCTTTCCGGTCGTCTCGCGACGATCGATCTTAAGAGCGCTTCTGACCTGATTAGCCAACAGCTAGTACGCGAGTTAATGCCGACTGCCTGGTGGGAATTTCTCTCTGCAATTCGCAGTGAGAAAGTTACTCTGCCAGACGGCGGGTCTCGTGTGTTGCATATGATGAGCGCTATGGGAAATGGTTTTACCTTTCCGCTTATGACGCTCATTATATGTTCTCTCATGTACGCAATGCGTGCACGATTGAACTCCTGTCGACGTAATCGAATCGATTGGAATTGGTCCGCAGTATTCGGGGACGACATCATTGTCGAAACAGAATATTTTGAACCAATGTGTGACATACTTGCGAGAGCAGGACTTGTCGTTAATCACGATAAATCATACTCTTCAGGGCCGTTCCGCGAAAGTTGCGGAGGAGATTTTTATGAGGGTCACGATGTGACACCCTTTTATATAAAATCCTTAGCGAACGACGCAGATATCTACGTGGCGATTAACCAAATTTTACTTTGGTGTAGTCGCAATTCTTTTTGCCTTTCTGAATCTGTAAGATTCTTGATCGGCGAACTGAGCGTAGAAAAGCCCAACCTTGTTCCTGAATGGTTCCAGCCTTACCATGGCATACGGACCCTTTCAGTAGACCGCACTTTCAAATATTTATCCCTCGTGCCGTACAACGTACGTGCTGTAGACCATGAGCTTATGCTTATGGCTATACTCGGAGGATATCTCAGTGAAAATGGTCGGTACACTTACTTTACGCCTCGGGTTAATAACCAGAGTTATAAAGTGAGAAAGTCAAGGTTACCGAAAGGTTTTCTTGATGGACACGACCCTTCATACAGG